TCCTGACCAGCTTCCCTATGATATCTGGGCTGCCCAGTATTTTACTGAGTGCCAGTATTCCGGCCAATATGGCATGTGGCAGTACACCAGCTCCGGCAGCGTTCCCGGAATCCAGGGCGGCGTGGATATGAATGAGTGCTATCAGGATTATCCTAAGGCCATCAAGGAGAAGGGCCTTAATGGTTTTAATAAGCCAACTCCAACTCCAGCTCCCGCGCCCGAGCCAGCGAAAACGGTAGATGTATACTACCGGGTAAGAACCAAGGCGGACGGCTGGCTTCCCGAGGTGAAAAACCTTGAGGATTACGCGGGATTTACCGGAGCCGTCACTGATGTCGCTGTTCGTGTTTCCGCTGGTTCCGTAAAGTACCGGGTACATATTAAGGGCGGCAATTGGCTTCCCTATGTGACCGGCTGCAACATCAACGACGCTGTAAACGGCTATGCGGGAAACG